ACCCGGGCACAGGCTCGCTAATACACTGCGTCTCAGGAAAGACCTTGCCGCGATTGGCGCCGGTGTCACCAGGACGCGTGCCAACAAGCGGGTTCTTCTCATTAATACGGCGTCCCATGCAGCACTTAGGATTAATCACCGCAAGGCGGGACGGATGGGTGCGCCAAGGGTCACCACCGGTAACAGCAGCAGGTGCAGCATCAGCCGTACCTGTAGCAGCAGCCGTACCTGTAGCAGCCGTACCTGTAGCAGCAGCAATCGCAGCGTTAGTCTTACGTATCTTCTTCTCCTTGACAGGCTCAACGACAGGCTCAACGACAGGCTCAACGACAGGCTCAACGACAGGCTCAGGCTCAGGTGCAGCAGCAGCAGCAGCAGCCCGCGAGAGATAATGAAGAGAATCCGTAATGACGGATGGGAGGGGCTTTCCAGCAACAAGGCATAGGATAGCCTCGGCAAGGATGGAATCGGAGGGAATTGAGGACATGGAGGACATTTAGAGGGTATGGATGTGTAAGAAGCAGGAAACTACAAACCCAAAATGGTCTAGAAAGCCTATCAATTTTTTCCTAGAGACTAGAGTAAGATATGAAATCTATTCTAGACACTATAATGACGAATCTCCCAATAGGACTTATCATTCTCGTATTTATCTTTTTAATAGTGAGTGAATTCTCTGGCATATGTATTAACGGAGATAATGTAATGAAAATTTTTCATGGAGTGATTGTTGGACAAGGTGTCAAGGTATTGGGCTGACACAAATATAAATACAAATACATAAAAAATGATGACCCGTATCCGACCAAGACGGCAACTATCATTCTTATGGACGTTCCTGTGCCCGATACGCTCATTCGCGCCTCTGTTCAAGGTATTGTCTACCTGATTAACTCGCAATCGGGTCACGTCTATACTTACAACCCAGAGGCGCCGACGTATATTGGACAACTAGAGCGCATTCCAGATACCGATAAGCACCTGATGTCAAAGCAGAATGGCTGCCTCCATTACGCCAAGGTAAAGTATCGCGATGATATTCGCGAAGTGATGACGAGTCTACGTACTACAGCCTAGGTCGCTCCTCGCTTAGGTCTCGCTTAAAAAAATGAACCCGCACCTCATCCGTAAAGCAACTGCCAAAATGGACCATCTGATAGAAGATATGTTACGCCAACGCAAACTATTGCTCTGGCGTAAAATACTTGAGACCTTTCCTATTGAAGAGAAGCACCGCGATGTCATTGCACGCAAACTCCTCCCAAACGCAGAGCCACCCCTTGTTCGAAAGCGCAGGACTAAAAAGAAAGAATGAGGACGCCAGAGCCACCTGAAGCAACTGGTACAGGTCCGCCTGGCGGACCTAAACTACCTCCACCAGCACCTCCATTACCTGTATTGGGAGCCCCATTAATAATTGTATTATAGGATACATATCCCGTTCCACCAATACCGTAGGTTACTCCATTATACGTTATACCAGGACCAGGAGTAATAGAATCTATATTATTTCCTCCAATACCGCCACCAGAATTACCTACAGGAGCACCATTGGCACCAGAGGTTGAGCCACCTTGTAATCCAATTGAATAACTACCACCACCTCCACAGCCAAAACCAGTGGTTCGAGGCTCATACCACGAAGTCCATCCTGCCTGTGCTCCACCAAGTGCAGTAATTGATAAGCCATTTCCTGAAAGTGTTGTATCTCCGCCTGCACCTCCATTATAGCATTCTGGATAGTTACCGATAATTCCTCCTTGTCCAATTGTTACATTATAAGTCATTCTTGCTGAAAGAGTTATATTTTGCCCTTTTTGAGATGGAAATGTATAAAAAGAAGTATTTGTTTGTAGACCACCGGCACCTCCACCACACGCTCCACCGGCGCAACCGCCACCACCAACCATAAAGTATTGAGCATTGAATATATCTCTAGCAACTGTAAACGTTCCTCCAATTGTAATTGTATAATATGTACGATTGTCTATAACACTTTGAGTATATTGTATTCCATTACCAAATACAATAACAGGTGGCGGCGTAAGAAGTCGTAACCCACGATTATACGCCATCATCTCTTCGTTGCTCTGAAACTGATATGTAAATGTGCTATGGAGCACATTGTAAGAACTTACAAATCTAAATATAGATTTATCGGCGTCATTTTCTATTTTTTGGCTTTCTTTTATCGGAGGAGGTGGTGAAATTACCGAAGGTACTTGGGAAAAACGAGGTGGTCCAGTAACAAACCTCGATGTAGGTATAGGTGCAATAGAAACAGACTGGAAAAATGCTGGTGGTATGTACGGATAACGAAGTGTATGAAGTTGTTGCCCGTTGCGGTAATCGGTTGCCTCCTGATTATTCACAAATACATACCAATTTAGTGGCTGACCCCTTAGAATCTTCAAGTAGATAGAAAAATTAATCGTTTGAACACGGTTAAAGGTATCCCATTGTCTCTGTAAGGTGAGAATGTCGCTTTTTGTTTTGTATTTGACACCAGATAAATCATAAGGAGACTGAGGGATGTATCCTAATCCAAGATTTGTTGAAATATATTGTGGATACGTATAGTTTGAAAGATATGATGGATACGGGTTCTGATTGTTCATTTCTTATTCACATAGAGGGATTTTTAAACCGCATCATCATATTCATTCTGCATGTCCTCCTCGGATGAGAGGTCCTTGCTATAATCGGTAACATGCTGCCTCTCACGCTCCCTACGGTTATAGCGCAGATGCTCTTCATATTCTAGAGCATTTGCGTAATCCATTTCGTCGGGTGAACTATCCTCGCGTGCGTAATCTTCATCGGATGTGCGATGCGAATTGTAAAATGTGCCAATAAGAGATACCTGGCGGTGCTCGGCAGCTTCGGTGAGCTTACGTGCGGCAGCACGCTCTGCCTCAACCTGTTTAGCAACCGCTGCTGCCGCTTCGGCAGCAGCGTCGGCGTCAGCCTTCTCCTTCACCTTCTGTGCAAAGGAAAGAACAGGCTTCTTGGATGGTGGAGCAGCAGTACCAAGAGTAGGAAAGGACTTGTCGTTCATAACGACGGAAGGAAGCTTCAAAGCAGACTTAGACCACGTAGACATTTTGTAAGAAAGAACAGATGAACGTGACAATCCAATTACACGCCGAGTAAGTTTCAATTTTTGTGTTACGTATCATCAAACATCATTCGTCCCTTACCGCCTGAGATTTCAAACACATTCCACGCCTCGCCGTAAGTGAGTAAATAGGTCTTGCGGCTATTATTACGCGGGTCCATAGGTATAGGACCAAGAATAGGATAAAGGACGGGCAGCACCGCACGTGTAAATTGTAGAGTTCCTGCCGGTTGAGCAGTATCAAATGCTCCAAACGTAATAATATAAATGTCTTGTGGTATAGGAAATGTAAAATCTAGTCCTATACGAATATCTTTCCAAAACGCCGTCACTTCACGAAAGACCGCCGTTTCCCATTGCTTAATACGGTCAATATTAGAGATATTCAAGCGTAATGATGATAGAAATTCGGACCCGTCTGATGCATTTAAGACCGAGCGTTGCCCTGCCAATGTAGAGGCATAGGACCGGAGACCTACTAACATACGGCTGACCGATCCAATCATATCAATGGTAAATGGAAGTTGTACGGTTGCCAAATATGGTGGAGACGCTGCAGTAAACGAATTATCTTCAATAGTAAATTCCTCGTGACGAATGTTTGTATAAGGGATGCGTAGGGTTTGCGATTTGAGCCATAGATTCGCATCACGCGGTAAATAGATTTGTGTGGATTCAAGTGTTATCAATATTGGCTGAACCGACTCTAACGGCAGTGTCACTTGCGTAGTATCAATAGGACCGTCCTGTGTTGCCTGAATACGTAACGGTTTTCCGCCCCATGGTTGGGGCAAAAGCCGTCCATCACTTGCAACGACCACCTCGTTTAGTTTACGTAAATGGATGCGAATACGCCACCGTTGTTGACTGAGGGCGACAAGTGGAATACCTGGCTCAAAGAGTTGCTCGGAGCCAATAACGGGAATAGGCACTCGTAGTTCACCCAAAGTTGCTGAACGACCAATGGCAAGCGGTGTTTCAACGCGTGAGCCAACTTCGTCGTACATTAGAAAAATCGGACCTGTTTCCGCTTTTTGGCGTTGACGCCACGTAAGATATTCACCGTAATATTCGTGAATAAGAACCTGGTCTTGAAACACTTGTATTTTATTGATAAGTTGAAACCCGATGCTATTTGTATATCCAAAGGTGACACCACTAGCGTCGGTGACAATACCTGTAGGATTTGCTGCAACAGCCAAAGGCGGGAGCCAGGTAGGAAGCTGGATGCGAAGAAAGAAGTATTTGGCAAGGTCGCCTCGATGGTCAATATCAAAGTCAACCCACCGTCCCCAATCCGGGGCATTACGTGGTTGTGTTACATAGATTTCTTTTGTGAATGGAACTGAGCGCATATAGACACCGTGAAAGAACGATACCTTAGGATTCGCAGTAAAAAAGATATCCTTTTTGCCCCTTGAGACAAGTTCCATTAAACCACCAGAGCGAGATGTCATTGTGAATCTCCTTAATTTAGACCTAGTGGATTTTAAACCCGCACATAAATAGAGATGTTCAGCCCATTGATGTTTGCCTTTACAGCACTGCTGTTTGTCGCTTTTACACCCGGTATCCTTGTTACGTTACCACCGAAAAGCACGCCGATTGTCGTCGCAGTAACGCACGGCATTCTTTTTGCTTTCATTTATGCCGTAACAAATAAGATGGTGCGGCGCTTAACAAAGAAGCTTGAGAGATTCGAGAATGAGTATGTATTCCCGCCGGCGATTAAGAATGGTGATATCTGCAAGACGCAGACGTGTATGTGTAATGGCGCCGAGATTGCGGAGGCGGGACGTTGCCAGTAAATAACAGTATAAAACAGAGATGAAGAAATCTTCTATTAGACAATTTACTAGAAAGTGTCTAAAAGCAGGGTATAAGACGAATGTGTGTAAGAATGCGTGGGTTTTTGGAAAGTTGCCTACGAAGGAATTACAAACTATGTACAAAAACACCTTCAAGACTCAGAAGACATTTAAATATCCGCATACTATCAAACAGTCTAAAACACTAAAATATGCGGATGTACCGAAAAAGCTAACAAAGGCGATGCTAATTAAAGCGTCTGGACCGCGTATTTTTCCATGATGCGGTAGCCGCTTCGCGTCACCGGCTTAAAAACATAAACTCTTAAACGAATAACGATGAGTTTTCCGAACATCAGCACCGGCTATGGCTTGACAGTACAACCGGTAGCTGTACCGAAGCTGAGTGAGATCAAAGCTACGGACGACAAGCCGAACGTTATTCTTACAACGATTCGCATTCCAGATGAGCATATTTGGGCGAATGGTCTATTTCAGAATGTCTATATTATCTATCGTATGCTGGAGGTGATGGGGCTCAAGCCCTGGCTGATGGTGGATAATAACGAGAATCATAAGGACGCTAAGGTTCATGATAAGTTCCGTATGATGGATTTTAAGATGTATGCAGCGAAGCCGTTCCCTGTAGCATCCTACGTGGAGATGGGTATGTCGTGCGATCCTGGTATCCGTCGGTTTTTTAGGTCTATGGGCGCCAAGGTATCAAAGCTCTACTTAGGCAATATCCTGAACATTGATATTGAGACGATTACGTTTATGAAGGGCGTCAATTTCAGCCATCACGTAGCCGGCGAGCTGGACGAGATTTGGGTAAGTCCGCACTATGATTTTCACGCCGAGTACGCTGGATCTATTAATGCACTGTGTGGGAAGACACGGATTGCGCCGTATGTATGGGATCCTATGTTTATTGAGAATTCAGGACAGGCGTACGATGATAAGGGTCTGTCTCTGGAATCTGAGCGGCTGTTTGTCATTATGGAGCCGAATATTAGTTTCCAGAAGAATTCGGTTATTCCGATTACAATTGCGGAGGCGTATTACCGCCGGCACCCAAAGCGTGTAGCACAGGTGATTGCGATTAATGGCGAGCGTCTCAAGCAGAACGCGTACTATCAGGCGTCGGTCTTACCGAATCTCACCATCTACAAGGATAATAAACTCCAGCTAACACCACGCGCACATATTGTCAATCTAGTGAAGGCGTTCCCGTCAGCAATCATCATTATGCACCAGGTGAACAACGAATACAATTACAGTTTCCT